GTGAATTGATTGACTATAGACCTGCGGATATTAAATTGGCATTTAACATTCCATGTGAACTGACAATCAAACGTAAGGAAAAGTCTCTCGAGTGTAGTTTAAAGCCAAAACGTGAATTTTATTTTGGACCGATTCTGAGTAATCGGGAGATGTATACAGTTACTGAAGTTAAGACTGTTCTTAAGGCTATCAAGTACTTAATGGTTGATATGAAATTTGACTTCGAAGTTGAAGTGTAAATATAAAGTAATTTAACAAAGGGATGTATAATGTTGGTTTATACAAGTTTAAATTTTAGTTTCCATGATAACATGGTAGGGGGATTATAAAATTGCTACTCTAGATGGCTACAATCCATATCCCACCGGTTTAACAGCGGCACAGTGTGTAGCAGCTTTAAAACGTGCATATCTTTTGGATGTAACTCTTCAGGATTATGCATTCGTGGCAAAGACCGAAACACCGCCACCTTATGAAGATGTTGATACTACTGGTGAATTTTGGTTCTGCACAAAGACACAAAAGTTGTACAGAGCATATAAGGACGAAGACGAAAAAATCGTTCTTTGGTTCGAGGTATAAGGGGCCAATGACCCCTTTTGTCATGATTTATCGAATTCTCATAAAATCACGAAAATCATTAAAATCATTTCATTTTCTTACCTAATATTTTCAAAACATCTCAAAATCATTGAGATCCTGAGTTCAATTCCGGTTCTAATTCAATTTATTTGCAAAAATAAAGGAGGAACTTTGTCCTCCTTTGATATTTTAAATATATTATGCGTTAACAACTTCAGCGAAGCTTCTGGTACCAACGTTTGTAAATCTTAGTAACAAAAATTCTGCGCTATAGGTAGGACGAATAAATATATCCACTATAAACTGGTTATGAGAAATAACCTCAGCAGTATTATTACTCTCATCACAAACCACCAGATAATCGTCAATACCACGTTCAGTCTTAACGTTAGTTAAATATGGCTTTAACTGTGATAAAACATTATTGCGTGTATAGGTATCGTTGAATTCAAATACACTATGACGAGCTGCTTTAGTTAGAGCTCTGATCAAGGTGTTGAATAAACAAACGATATTGATTCTATCAAATGAACTTGCCTCAGCTTGTAAAGTCTTCTGACCCCAAACTACAGTGCCTTCTGAAGGGAAGGTAACAATAGGGTTGATGTTATTCTTGTATAACATATCCCTCTGAGATTTATTAGGGTTAAATGCAAGCTTGGTAACAGTACTATCCAGTAGACCTCTCTCAAGGCCAGCTGCAGCATACCATGGGGCCCATTGCTGACTAGTTCTTGCACGGATACCCGCAATAGTTCCTGCGCAGTTAATCCAGCGATACTTGTCATTGTAACGATCATAAACATATAGATAGTTGCCAAATAATGCACAGTATCTATCATTAACATTTAAGGTTACCTTATCGCCAGCACCATATCCCTTACGGAACATCACAAGGTTCTTAGTAGCATCAGCAGATTTCTTGCCAACCATTAGCTCACGAGGTGCACCAATGATTACAATACAATCAGGATCACCATCATCAGCGCGTACTGACAATAGGTTTCTAGCAGATAAACCATTGTCTAATTCGTTAGCAATAATGATATCGATCTCAAGTTCTTCCTTGTTACCGAATACTTCATAAGCATCTAGAAGATCATTTGCCTGAATATCACTATCGGCAGAATTCTTCAGTGCTAAAGAAGCACCAACATAAGATTCTGATTCTTCATCGTAGACGTAAGTGTATGAATTGATCTCTTCGTCATTATCCTGAACTTTTACGTAGAGATAAGCTGATTGCTGATTGATTACTGATTCAATAAAGGTTGATTTATTATTACCATCAACAGCTTTACGATCAAAATCAACTACATAGCTTTCAACAATATCTTCCTTATCTTCATCATAAACAATGATTGCAATCTGTGAACCTTTAGGTGCATACTCGAAAAGATTATCCACTGAAATTCCAGGGAATGCATAATGAGTTACATGGTCATCACTGTAATCATTAACTAAAAAATCTTCTGGTTTAGCAATACAGATCTTAAGATTCTTACACCATGTGCCCGGATTTCTAGCTATAAACTTAAGCTTAGCATGAGGAGTTGAAAATTCGATACCGTCGAACTTCTCCTCGAAACTATCACTGTTATAAACCTGTGGATTGGTCTCATAAAGATCTAGGTTATCGAGTAACTTAGGGATGGTATAAGTATTTGATCCTTTAGTAATATCCTGAACCTTGGTAATATCCAAAGCTTCGGTACTACCACTGAAAAGAACATTAACGCTATTAACACTATCACCATTTACTGGACGGAAATCCTCAGGAATTTCGCGACTCAAGGTTACAATGCGTTTTTCTTCATCAATTTCAGTGATCATGTAACGTTTCTTGATATCACCAAAAGAAATAATATCTTCAACTTTAAGATTGGTTACATCAGTTACCTGAACTTTCTGATAATTGGTGAATCTTTCCTTACCTTCATCAACTGATAAAGTAGTAGGATCATCCTCGAGACCAGTATCACGATACTCAACAACGCCAACAGTGATTAGGTTACATCCATCAATAGGAGTGTAACTACCGTCAACATTGCCGGCACGGCTAACCAGAAGACGATTACCATATCCTAAGAAAGTATAACATTGTAAAAAGTCGTTAAAATTCTTATTGTCTGGTTCACCGTAATAATCCAAAAGCTCAAGACGATTAGTGATTAAGGTATACTCACCAACTGGACCTTTATTAAATTGACCAGCAAAAACAGTGGTACTGTTACTGGTTGCTGGTACTACCTGACTTCTGTCAATTAACTGACTGTATACGCCAGGGCTTAACATTTCCATATTTTAAACTCCAAAAATTGTGTCTGCAAAATTGCAGTTTCTAACATTAGAAACCACCCGTGTTACCACTTGGGTGGGTCAATTCAATTCAAGGGTTAGTTTTTCTGTCCGTTACCTTTCAGTTCAAACCCTTGAATTCAAGATTAAGCCTGAGGATCTTTAGGATCACGCTGAGCGACAATCTTAGCAATTCTCTTCAGAACAGCAATAGGACAACCACCTAAATTTGCATTGATCTTGGTAAGAATGTCATACTTCATCTGTACAGACTCCTCAAGATTCTCGTCAATAGCCTCGCCACCGACTAACTTAAGCACGCGCTTAAGAACTGGTAACTCTGCCTTACCGATTTCCTTCTGAATCTGGGAAATGATGTCTAGCTTCTGCTGAGCGGATTCGTTTACTTTCTTGTCGTCATCCTTCTCATCATCTTCATCCTTCTCATCATCATCCTCATCCTTCTCATCATCTTCATCTTCGTCGTCTTCATCACCTTCGTCGTCGGAATCCTTCTCATCATTCTCAGATCCCTTATCCTCCTTATCGTCAGTCTCATCCTCATCAGGATCATCTAACTCAGGGTCGACGTCTTCCTCTTCCTCTTCAAGCTTCTTAGCCTTTTCTGCTTCCTCAGCCTCTGCTCTTTCCTTCTTAGCCTTCTCTGACTCTAAAAGCATGTAAATACGTTTTGCAAAATCCATAATTTGTTACTCCTTTAAAAATAGATTTTCTTTATTTATATTCCGTTATTCATCTGGGGTTCTCGGTTTATCATCTTCGGACTTTTCTTCCTCATGATCTTCTGGTTCATCAGAACCGAAATTGGTTTCCGAACCTGAATCACCGAAACCATCGTCATCGTTCTGGTAGAACTTCTTAAACTTCTTCTGTTTTGATTCCTTTTCGATGGTCTTTAGAGTTTCCTCAATTTCATCATCAGACATCTTAAAGACATCTCTGAATACCTTAGTAACTGGTAAAATTCTTCCAGTATCCTCTTGAATATTGTGCCAGATATCAATCTTAGCGGTGAAGTTATCAAGTTTCATCTTCTCAAAGAATGCGTTTTCATTTGCAAACTTCAGAATAATATTCTCTTCAATAGTTTCGTACTCCTTACGACTTACGACCTTTGTTGCTATCAATTCACGTTTCAGAATTTCCTTGAAAGCTTTGATATAGACATGACGAATCCTTACACAAAACATAAAGAATCTTAAATCCTCAACAGTGATCTGATCAGCATTGTAGCCAAACTCCGCATTTCCTTCCGGGTTGATATCAATTCTTGAAGCAGGAACTCTCATAGAACGGTATAACTTCTTACAGAAATATAGAATATCAGCAAGTTCGCCTAAGTTACCGGATTCATCTAGAACATCAACCTGAGTACCTTTACCACCTGCACGGTTAGCAAACCAATAATCTTCGACCATAGAAGTAATATGTTGCTGATTAGAGATTTCGCCAGTATCAGTATTATAGAATTTCTTGTACTTAAACTTTCTCTGGGCGCTCTTTAATACTTCTTCAGCTTTTGAAGGTGGTAAATCACCGACATCAATGTTAAAAACACGTCTACTAATACTTCTACTAAATCTCATAGGGATTAGAAGATCTTCAAGGTTCTGTAGAATATTAGCGTTTTTAATAGCAGGTTCGAGATAGGATTCAACAAGGAAATTATCATAAAGACCAAAATCTACACGAACGATTTCCTCAGGACTGTATTCCATCTTTTCAAGAAATTCCTGGGTACAATACAGCTGTCTTGGTGCATCCAACTGGTCATAGTATTTGTAGACGTTCTTACCCTTATCATAATAAAGATAGCAAGGATCGATCATGCTAATCTTTTTTATACCCTTTTTGACATTCGATTTGTCATATACACAATGAAAGAACATCTGGCCGTCAATATAACCCCTACGCACAATATCATCAATGTTGTAACGCATATCGATTAGATGAACTATCTTAGACCAAGCTTTTTGAATAGCATCAGATAAACCTTTATTATCTGATTCAAAATTCATAATGATAGGATCTTTGTC